TTACTTATTTATCAATAATTTTTAAATATCATTGATACTTAAATTATATTGTTATTCAATACCTCATTAATCAATAATTGTTAAATATCATTGAAACTTAAATTATATTGTTATCAGATAGACTTATCCACCAAGTTACTTTTTAAATAATATTGTTATCCGATATGGCATTTATCAATTAATTTACTTATATATGAATAATTTTTAAATATCATTGAAACTTAAATTATATTGTTATCAGATAGACTCCCGTTAGGTCGTTTATCCATCAAATTACTTATTTATCAATGATTTTTAAATTATATTGTTATCAGATAAACCTTTATCCACCAAGTTACTTATTTATCAATGCTTTTTAAATTATATTATTATTCGATATGGTATGTATCAATAATTTTAAATATCATTGAAACTTAAATTATATTATTATCAGATAGACACCCGGTAGGAAGTTTATTCACCAAGTTACTTATTTATCAATGCTTTTTAAATTATATTGTTATTCGATACATCATTTATCAATCAAGTTAAGTATTTATTAATAATTGTTAAATATCATTAAAACTTAAATTAGATTATTATCAGATAGACTCATGTTATAAAACTTATGATGTAACTTAAATTATATTGTTGTCCAATATATGTCAAAATGGGGTGTATCTCTCAACTTACTTATTTATCAATAATTTTAAAATATAAATTTAATTAAATTTCATAAATAGATGAATATAATATTATTTAGAAAAAAAATGATTTTTAATTTTTTTTCTAAATTTTTTGAGAAAATGGCTGAAAAACCTCACATGTCAGTTGTTATATGCGGACATGTTGATTCTGGTAAAAGTACCACAACGGGACATTTATTATTTAAATTAGGTGGAATTTCAGAAAGAGATCTTCAGAAAATGAAAAAAGAGGCAGAAGATATGGGAAAAGGATCTTTTTGTTTTGCTTTTTTTATGGATAAAACCAAAGAAGAAAGAGAACGGGGAATTACAATTGTTTGTACAACTAAAGATTTTTATACACCCAACTATCATTATACTATAATTGACGCCCCCGGACATAAAGATTTTATTAAAAATATGATATCAGGAGCAAGTCAAGCTGATGTGGGTGTCTTGATGGTTCCAGCGGATGGAGGATTTGTAGTATCATTGGCAAAAGGTGATCATAAATCTGGTGAAATTCAAGGACAAACTCGACAACACGCCAGATTATTAAATTTATTAGGTGTTAAACAATTAATTGTGTGTGTAAATAAAATGGATGACGCTTTAGCCGGATATTCAGAATCCAGATTTAATGAAATTAAAGAAGAAATAAAAGATATGTTAATTAAAGTTGGATGGAATAAAACATTTGTCAATCAAAATGTTCCTATTATACCTATTAGTGGTTGGAAAGGTGATAATTTATTTGAAAAATCAGAAAATATGAACTGGTGGAAAGGAATTGATGTAAAAACAACTGAAGATAATGTTGAAAATGTACAAACACTTCATGAAGCGTTAGATAAATATGCGAAAATACCTAAACGACCAGTAGATAAACTTATTCGAATGCCGGTAAGTGGAGTTCATAATATTAAAGGAGTCGGTGATGTTATTACAGGAAAAATTGAACAGGGTAATATTAAACCAGGTCAGGAAGTCATATTTATACCTTCTCACACATCAACTAATCCATGTTCTGGAAAAGTATTTTCAATAGAAATGCATCATAAATCCGTACCTGAAGCTATATGTGGTTTTAATGTTGGATTATGCATTAAAGGGTTAAGTAAAGATTTAAAACCTAAAATTGGAGATATAATGATTTTAAAATCAGATGTTACATTGAAGAGTCCAAAAAAATTCACAGTACAAGTTCAAGTGTTAGATCATCCTGGAGAATTAAAACCAGGATATTGTCCAGTTATTCATGTCCGTACTGCCAAAGCACCTTGTAAATTAGTTGAAATTAAATGGAAATTGAGTAAGGAAACAAATATGCAAAAAGTTGAAAATCCTACTTCATTTAAAGCTAATGATATGGGATGTTGTGTATTTGAAATTAATCCTCAACATCCAATCGTCGTTGATAAATTTGAGTCTACTGAAGTACTCGGAAGAATTGCTATCATGGATGGTGGTCAAGCTGTAATGCTCGGAAAAATTATTGATGTCGAATTTTAATCACATTCATATGTTGATATGAAATAATAATATAACAGACAAATCTCATAATGACTAAGAATGATACTAATAATACTTTAATTTGAGAAAATCTTAAAAAACAAAAATTGGAAGATCCAATTATGGAATCTGTTAACATACATATCAGAAAAATTAATACGACAATTCATTTAGCTTAGTTAATTCGTTATAAGATCAATAAATCTTGTTTAGATTGATAGTATGTATTAAAAATATGATCAATTTATTAATTAAATAGATATTTATAATTTTTTATTAAAAAAAATTGTAATATATATTTTTTTTAATAAAAATAATATGTACCTCTATTTCGATAAACGACGCATACGTCGAATTTAGACCTGTAGGAAGATTTTCAATATTTTTTTTTAAGCTTTGGGAATAATGGATTGCCTAACAATAGTGGAGTTTTTACTATAAAATCAAATATGACACGAAGACGCCAAAAAGTCGTAACATCAGTTATGACAGTTGATAGAACCAGTGTAGATTATACGTTTGATATTATTGGTGACACATATGTATTTGTAATTTCTGGTGATAATAATATGGCACCCCCTTTTATAGTAACTCTTGATGTTATCTTTGATGAGCCAATTTGTGTAAGTCTTACAAAACCAGATAGTACTAATGTAATATTTAGACAAGAAATACTCAACATGAGTAGACATAACGATAGATCAGCAACCGCCAACCCCAGTAGTTTAGTATGGTCTGTTCAATATCGTTATGTTATTGATGCTCCTGGTCCTGTTGATGTTGTTTTTCTGAGGAGGAACGATGTCCCCAGGTTTATCTATACCCTGGGTCGCCAATAGGTTTGACAAGTGGTACGGTCAATGGATAAAAAATAATATATTTAATAATGGTATTAATTTAATATTTGAGTTAATTATAACTATTAATAATCTGATGCGTGTATTAAACATCTCTTAATTTAATGAACAAATTAAGAAATATTTAATATGTTATTAACAATTTTTTTTTAAAAAAAAAATGACATGTATCCATATTACGATAAACGGCACAACTGTCGAATTTCAATTTTAATTAAATATGTCAATATTTGAAAATAATGAATCACATATCAATATTGAAGTTTTTACTAAAAACCCAAAATGGTTATAACATCAGTCATTGTAAGTACTAAAATCTCTGTCAATAATAAAATTATTGACAATCCTGAAAACATATATATACTCTAAATTACTGTATAGAATAATATACAGTAATTCTTAATATTGTGTTTACTAATAATTCAATTTGTGTAAGTCTTAATAAATTAGATAATCCTTTAATATTTATGTAAGAAATAACCATAAGAATATTCATTATAGGTCAGAAACATCCAAATTCAAATCTTTAGCCCTTACGAGTGTCTTGATGGAAGACGTATACCCTAGTTATTGACATATCGGTATTGCTATTTTTTTTTCACGGGACTAATTATACCAATATTAAAAGTATGATCAATCGAAAAATTTATTTATATAAATAACTTCACTTTTTATTAAAAGATAAATATTATATTTAGATTTTTCTAAAATAGTTTTGATAATTTATTCATTAATTAAATTAAGATATGTTATTATAAATTTTTTTTTATTTTTTTTAATGGGCTGTCCTTATGTTATGCCGTTGTACGGCGCATACGTCGAATTTCAACCTCTATCAAAATTTCTTGTATCATTTGGAAATGATGGATTACCTATCAATAGTAGAGTTTTTACTATAAATTCAAATATTAGTTCTATATCATCAAACATTGGTACATCAGTCTTTGATAATACTAATGATAACATATTTATATTTGAAATTTTTGGAGATGATAATACGCCACTTCCTTATACAGTAACGCTTGATTTTACGTTTTCTACTGAGTTAATTTGTGTAAGTCTTGATAAACCAGATAATCCTTTAATATTTAGTCAAAAAATATTCATAACGAGTAGCCTTTTCAATGGGTCATCAACATCCAACCCCATGTCTTTATTATAGCATTTAGCTCCTAATCCTGTTGGTGATGATGCTGGTGTTTGTGTTTTTAGTCCTGAGCTTAATCTTAATCGCGATGAAGAAATACCTGCTTCATCGTTACTATGAGTTAAATGAAGGTATTAATTATTTATCTTATTGTTACGATAAATAATTAAAATTAATTTAATATTTGAGTTAGTTATAACCATTAATTAGATAAAATATATTTTATCTAATTAATATTTAAATGATCTGATGAGGTTATTAAAAGTATGATCAATAAAAAAGTAAACTTATTTAGAAAAATATAAATATAATATTTATATTTTTCTAAAATAGTTTTGATAATTTATTCATTAAATTAAAAAATTAAAATAATTATTTTAATTTTTTAAAATGGTGTGTCCTGATATAGCTCCGTTGAACGACGCGAGCGTCCAATTAAAACCTGATCAAATTTCTTTGAAATTTCTTGTAAATTTTGGAAATAATGGAAATCCCATCAATGATGGAATTTTTACTATAAAACCAAATGTGATGGCAATTCCTCAAATGGTACAGACATCAGTCACGACAGCTGATGGAATTGCTGTAGATTATATGTTTAGTGTGAATACTAATGATAAAACATATATGTTTACTATTAATGGAGGTGGTGGTAGTATTTCAGTTACTTATACAGTAAAACTTGGTGTTAAGTTTAATAATACATCAATTTGCGTAAGTCTTAATAAATTCGATATTGATGATCCAGTATTTCGAGTAGAAATACGTTTGATACCGAAAATATGGAATTTGTCACCAACATCCCATCCCGGATTTTTATTATGGCCTGCCCGTAACTATTGGCCTGTCCGTAACTATTCTCCATTCAGTTACTCTATGAATTCCGACGTTCCCCGTTTTAATAATACCTTGGGTCTATCCAACCTACCATATACCACATAGCGTATGGAATAAATAATATGTTTAATAGTTGAGTTACTTATTTATATTAACAATAAGATATCTAATTTTTCAATAATATCATTTAAAGTTAATCTATTATTTGAGTTACTTGTAACCATTAATTCGATACAATCAATTAATTTATTAATAATATATTTATTATAATTTGTATATTTTTTAATAGATTTAGTTAATATGTTGATAAAAGTGACACCTAATGAAAAGATATCAGATTTAAAATGATCTAAATTATCAAACACTAAATTTTCGGGAGCCATATAATTTAACGTTCCAGCGCTAAATTTACTAGTACATTTGAATACATCATTTCGATGTGTGTTGGAGCAAGATAAACCAAAATCGAGTAAATAGACAATATTATCAAAATATTTAAAATTGGATGGTTTAATATCATTATGTGCCACTCCTAATTCATGAATTTTATATATTATTGTCGCCATTTGTCTAAATAAGTCTGTTAAATCTTCGGGAAATATTGTTACATTATCTAAATCTTTACCGGGAATATAAGTCAATACTATTTTTTTATTAATCAAATCATAATATACCAATTTATTTATATTTATATAATATTCAGATAAATATTTTAAGATATTTATCTCATTCTTTAAAATTTCAGTATCGTCGTCACCTCTAAATATTTTTAGTGCATATAATTCTTTATTTATCATTACCATATATACTTTTCCAAAATTTCCTTTTCCAAGATATTTTATAATCTTATACTCATCCATTTATATTATATTTATTTTTTTATATTATAGTCAAAATAATATTTTTTTACACATATCCTTAAAATATAATAAACGATTATATGTTTATTTTAAACTTAATTTATCACCATAATTAAAATAATATTGATTTATTTAACTTAATTTTAAAAAATAATTATGGTATTCTTATTTTATCACCAATTATTTTTAGAATATTCATATCGTGTGATAAATATGTTATATTTTATTTTTAGAATGATTCGATCATGTGACAAACATGTTATATTTTATTTTTATAATGATCATATCATTGACCAAACGTGTTATATATTATATGTAGAATGATTCGATAATTCGACAAAAATATTTTATTTTTATAATGATCAAACGTGTTATATATTATATGTAGAATGATTCGATAATTCGACAAACATGTTATATTTTATTTTTA